GAGCCGGATCGGTGGGGGGTTGCCAGGCTGACCAGATCTGAGGGGTTCAGCGGTAAAAGAATCTTGCTCCAATGGCTTGACAAGTGTCGCACGGTTGCCCTAATCTCTCAGGTGTCGGCAATTCGGTCGGCACAGTTTGCGAAGGGGCAAATAATGAAGTCCATTGAAGAATTGGAGGCGGGGGAGAAGTACCTCCGCCTACGCACGGGCTATTAGTGGGAGTGGTTGCCAACGGGAGCCGGATCTTCGGCGTTTATCTTGTGGCACACCAACGAGACATATTGGGAAGTGACCCGCCAGGCGGGCGGTTCCGCACCTACCACCGCTAGCGAGTGGCAGGAAATTGTTCTTGGGTTCTACTCCCCCGACACCGCTGATGGCACCTTGTCTGATGACGTGGACACCATCGATGACCTTGCCCGATACTTCGCTGATATCGCCGAACTTGAGAAGGCTCAGTGGGCCGAAGTGACGGGCGGGCATGAGGGCTTCATCGTTCAAGAGACAGAGTGGAATCATGGCGAGTGGCTCACTGTCGCACGGTTCACCGACTTGCGTGATGCCCAGATTTTTTCTATCCGCCACTATCACACACAGAAGGGCGAGGCGGATTCTTGCCGTTGCGAAGGTTGCGAAGAAACCCGCCCACTTGACCCCGCCACCTTCCGTGTGTGCGTACTCGACACAACAACAAAGACAAGGGCTGAGGAGGTCTAATCATGAAACTACGAACCAATAAATACGGCGGGCATGAGTGCGGGGAGTGCGGCGAATTGTTCGAGAATCTCACGCAGGTGGACACTCACCAGTGTGACCCCTCTAACGTCCTTGTCGAATCTGTTCGCCGAATTGTTGCCCGTGGCATCGCTAGCCGTCTCAGTGCGGAGGCGGTGGCGGTGCAGGCGGTGGAGTGTGTCGGGCAATTCTTGCGGGCCAGTGACCTTTGTGTCGTGGACGAGTCTCTCAATGTCGTGGAGGTTCTCTAATGGGAGCCGGATCAGAGAACCAGGCGGGGCAAGTGTGCCGATACTTCGAGAATTGTGCGGGGTGCGTTCATTGCACCGCCCCCGAAGTGTGCGAATACTGCCACGGTGACGAAGACGAGGAGTGCGACAAGTGCGGGGACTACTTCACTAGTTGCGAAGTGTGCGGAGAGTTAAATATCCCCGTGGACTATGACGGCATGGCGGGCGATATTTGCGACAAGTGCGACTCGCCCGCCGTTGAGGTGGCTCAAGCCTTGTCAGTGTTGTGTGCTGATGTCGACAGATTCACAGAGTACGAGTTGGATATCTTCGCCCAGGCGGTGCTATTGCTCCGTACTCATGCCGTGCCACCTTCCCACCCTTGGGCGGTGAAGTGATGCGGGCCGGATCAGATTCTGAGATCTCCGTCAATAGTTGGGGAGTGTTCCTCAAGGTGTCTAACATTTAGACACGGGGCGGGGTTAGACCCTTGGGAGGTTCGTCACCTCCCCGCCCACGATTCGCCCACAAGGGGCGGACACAACTAGCGAAGGGGCTAGACATGACAACACAAGAAACTAAGATAGTGGGCGATAGGCTCCACTTTGAGAAGCGGATAGCGGTCACGGAGTCATACCGTGTCACCATCCAGGTGAAATATCACGGACCGACTACTCATAGGGGGAGCCGGATCACCGTCAGCCGTTGGGATAGTCCCACACAAGGCGTTGACCCTCAGCGGATTACTCTCAAGTGGGACGACTCATGCAGTACGGGCGAGAACTACGCCCAGGCAGTGCGTGAGTATTGCATACGGGCAGAATGGCAAGGTCACTGGCGTATCGGTTCAACCCCTACGGGTGCCGTGGCGGTATGGGTTGGGTACCTCGATGAAGTGCAGGTGTCCGAATGAAGTCGAGCCGGATCCCCCGCAGCTACGCCCGCAAGGCGTGGGAGGTAGTGGGCTATACGATGGCGGGGTGGGTGTACTGCCCCGCCCATATGCCGAACTACACCGATAGGCCAGGCAACGAACCCGCCCCGATATTCGTATCTGATGACTACGAAGGCATGACGTGCGACAAGTGCGGGGAGGTTATCTCATGAGCCGGATCAGTAATCTGCCCGCCTCCATCGTGGAGCATGACCCCCGCACCCCTTCGCATGGCCGAAAGTGGTTCAGAGTCGGAGGGTGGGAATTGGAATGGTCTCCAGATCGGCCTCACACTTTGTGGGCTATCCCCGAACACTTGAAGACATGGGTCCGCACGTCAAGCGGTGTCTACTACGGTGAGGACTCAACCCCGCCTATGGCTTGGGATTACCCTATCCCGCCGAAGTATGTCCGCCAGGCGGCGCTCCGGATCATGCGTGAACTAGCCACGGAGTGCGAACAGTGAGCCGCCCCCCGATTCTCAATGAGTGCCACATATGCGGGGAGCCTCACATACTTGCCCGTATGGTTCACAAGTGGGACTATTCGTATTGCCTCACTTGTTGGCAGGACATCGAACAACAACACACAGAAAAGGAAACAACACAATGACCATTACGGCAAGCATAAGAACAGAATCGGAACACGGCCCAACGGTAACGCAGCGCCTATTCCATGACCTACCTACCGCCGAATCCTTCGCAGATAATGCGCTAGGGCAAACAACCACAACCGGTGTTGTCGTATTAGTTTCATTATTTGATACGAACACCCTCAGCACAATTGACTATGAACTAGAACGGGGCAACTAATGACCACACCAACCAACTACACCGCGCCCGCCAGGGTTCACGACTTACTAGGGCAGGCGTACCGCCTCATAGAAGACGCACAAGCACACGCCGACCGTTGGGATAGGGCAGAACTAGGGCGAGGGCTAGACAACATTCGGTGGCAGCTTGGCGACTTCATCGCCCAGATCACGCCACTCACCTCCGCCCACACTCTTGACCCCGTATCGGGTGAGTGGGTAGCCGATACCCGCCACGCCTTCAGCCTTGCGTTAGAAGGGGGCGAGTGATGAGCCGGAACTATTCCCCGAATCACCCCGCTGTCCGTGCATGGCTTGACCTTGACACCGCGCCCCGTCCTTTGACGGTGCGGGAACGTCGCCAGGCAGTAAACGCCCGTGCCGGCAGGGGCAACTATCTGCCCCGTAGCCGTGCCATCGTGGGGTTCGTGTCGATCCTTGCCACCTTCCCCGCAATGGCGTGGGGTGAGGCACAAGGGCAACTAGTGGTGGCGTTCGTCCCGCTTGCGTTCGGGGTGTACTGCCTCGCGCCGTGGATGCGTAAAGACATCGAGGAGGTACGCCAGTGGCGTTGAAGATTCGTATCTCATGCGACAAGTGTGGAGGGGAGGCGATCCCGTTCACCATCGGAACGGCAACCGATGCCAGGGTGGAACGATTCCCCGAAGGATGGTTCTATGACGGCGAGGTCGATCTCTGCCCCGTGTGTACGGGGCGAGACGGCAGCTATTGGACAGCGGAGCCGTTCTAGTGGGGCTATTCGTTAATAGCCTCATCGAAATATGGGATGTCATAACGGAGCCTCAACGCCGTAAGCGTGAGGATGCGCGGATCGAGGCCTTGTGCTTAGCAATGGAGCGAGATGGCTACACAATTACCCAAGTGGTAGGAGGGGTACCGGTGAAGTGGTTCTGTTACTGCCCCCGTGAGGTGTGGCGTTGGTCAAAATCGGAGCGCATGGCCCATGTCTTTCATGATTATTCAGCAGCGGAGCGAGCAGTAGAAAATTGTTCTGTCTCTTACAAGTCGAGTTACCAGATCATAAAACGATAATAGTTTTTATCTGATACTCTGTAACTGCCCTAGCCGGTGTCCCCCTTCTCACTGGCTAGGGCTTTTACTTGCGCCAAATTATGGGCGTGGGATCACGGACATATTCGTCTCGTTCTTTCGGGGTCATGCCACCCCACATCCCGTTGCGTCGGCCCGTTAGTTCTTCATGCGGTAATTCGGACATAAGACACTCGACTCTCACGGTGCAGACATCGCAGAATTGCCGTGCTTTATTCCAGTAGAACCCACGCACGTCGCCACTTGGGATATCGGGGAAGAAGATTGCCGGATCACGGACATCTCGACACTCGGCGTTGTCTCTCCATTCATGCACGGGGCGACCCCTTCTTCGTTGTCGTCTTTCTTGTAACACGGTTGCGGATCTCGTGGCATACACATTGACACGCCCCAATTTCTTCCCGTGTCCAAATCCGTAACGCCCTGGCTACTGTCCCGCAATGGTCACATTCTCGTTGTTGTTCTTCGGTCATACGGCAAGGATATGTCGAGCAATCCATGCAGCTACTGGTGAGGCGACACCGTTGCCACACATCTTGAACCGTTGAGAGTCAGAGATGACACCGTTGGTGCCTTGTGAGGTGTGGTTATCCGGCCATCCCATGAGACGTTCACATTCAAGGGGTGTGAGGCGACGTACAACTAGCATCGGGACGGTACCCTGCACTACTACCTTGTTCTCTTGTACATATTGGTTGCCGACACCTTTGTAGTCACGGGCTGCCAATGAACCAACCAAGTCATCTGAACCAACAATCCCGCTTGTTACTTCTTGGGCGATCATTGGGGTGTTGAGTCCACCGGTTCCCATCTTTGCGGAGAGTGTTTGCGATAGTCCTTGTTTGCCCATGCGTATGCCGTCACGGTAGGAGTTCTCAAAGATCAACGGGTCAGTCTCTTGGATCACATGAGGTGTGTTGTCCCCTTGTTTTCCTTCTGCCTTCAGCGTCGGGACGATTCCTTCCCACACCTGTCCACCCTTACGAGCAGCAGATGGTGCGAACACAGTTACTTCTTGCGTGATGAATGTCTGTGCATGATGTGACTGCACTGACGGTTGTAACGCCTGCAATGCACGGGCTGTTTCAATTTCGGTAGCAGAGAAGTTGTTTGCTTTGGCATCTTCACGGATGGAGTACGCCACTGCTTGTGCGCCAGTCTGATCAAGGGTATACATCGGATCTCCGTCCTCGCCCACACCGAAACCGTTCTGTTTCTTTTCGATTTCTCGACCATCCTGAATCGGATATGTCTCGACCGGTTCAACCACTAGGTTGTAATGCTCCGAACCTGACGGCCCACCCGTACCCTTATGCCACTTGCTAGTAACAGAGGTAGTTAGGATTCCGCTAGGTGTTGATCCTGCTGCCCATTGACCACTTGTTCCAATGCGATCTTGAGTCTCTCGGGTAGTACCTTGCCCCTGTTCTCCGCCCGTCGCAGAATCCCTGCGCAAGCCTTGGCTGACAGGAAGTAACGGCTCGGGACAGCGGAGGCTGGTATCAGAATCGAAACAAGTCGTGACGAACACGCGCCGTCGTCGCTGGGGGACTCCGAAGTATTGTGCATCCAGCACGGACCACTCTGAGAAACACGCCCCTGCTTCATCCATTTCGTAGAGGACTTCCCCGAAGTCGGCACCTCCGTTGGACGATAAGGCCCCGACGACATTTTCCCAAATAGACCAGGTTGGTGACTGTCCATTACTTAACTCCCTTAGTTCTTTGATGATACGAATTCCTTGATGGAACAAACCAGATCGTTCACCGGTTAGTCCTGCTCTTTTTCCTGCGAGCGACAGGTCTTGACATGGTGACCCCCATGCAACGAGATCAACCCCACCAGTCATCTCTAGGATGTGTGCGCCGGTGAGTGTTGATACGTCGTCCCATTTGGGTACATCAGGCCAGTGATAATCCAATACGGATCGTGCGTGTTTGTCGATTTCGCATTGGAAAACTGTGGTCATACCAGCAGCTTCTAGCCCCATGTCGAACCCGCCTACCCCTGAAAATAGCGAGAGAACTTTCATCAGAATGGTTCTTCGTCAACCAAAACTTCACGGGAAGATGGGAACACCTGACCGATTTGCTGCATGACTGCACCGCTGTTGTCCTGTACCCATGCGTTCCAACGACATGACGCGCCAACTTCATCAGCGATGATCTTGAAACCTTTGCCTTTGGTTCCGTCTTTCTTGGTGAATTCTTCTTGTTCGTAACGACCAACGATGATCACGGTTGATCCCTTGCCGATGGTGTTAGCGACGTTCTCTGCCAACTTGTTAAAGACGGTGATGTCGTGCCAGGTGGTTTTCTTCTTCTCATCTTTGCCGTATGTGTCGGCTACCGAAAAGTTAAGGATTGCCATCCCAGCTGCTGTGTATCGCAACTCAGGATCTTGTCCGACCTTGCCGGTGATTGTGATGTGGTTACTCATTTGATTCCCCTTCTTTCTTTAAAGGTGTGATTCTGTTTGCTTTTTTGCTACAGATGTGTGTTGGCGGGTGTATTACCGCCACGAATAATGTTACTGATGTTCCGCAGCTACTGCAAGACCATCTTGTGTTTGCGTTCTTTGCGACAGGAGCGACACTCTCGACTGCCTTTTGGTCGGGTGTAGGTGTTGGCTTCGTTGTATTCATGTCCTTGTGGGCAGTGCGTTTTGTTGGCATAGAAGTGTCTCCCTCGTTCTACGACATCTCTCATGTTGTCTGTTTGTGTCCCGCCTTCTAGGTGATGGGGGTTCACACATACTCGATTGTCGCATTTGTGTCTCACGACCGGTGGATAGTAGTAGTTCGCCATGAAGAAGGAGAAACGATGTGCTGCACGATGCTTGTATGCGACGTACAACTGTCCGTAACTGTCCCCTCTCCGTGATCCTTGCCATTCCCAACATTGGTCGGGTGTGCCTACGGATACTTTGCGCCAGAAGCGCAGGCTGTCTTTGTATGTAACTGTTTCCACAAGTTTCTACCTGTGGTCACAGTAACAGTTGAACTATTTATGTATCCCCGATGATCCTTTCCAGTGTGCTGACCCGCCGTTGTCATAGAGGTATTTGGCTACCTTTAGATTGCATGAGGGGTCTGTCAAGGATTTGATTAGTTGTCGACGTGGACGCTTGCAGATCTGGGCGGTGATGGTTTTGTGGCCTGAGTTCACCTGGAGTAATCCGATGTCGTAGGAACGGATAGCACGGCAGTTTTTGTAGGTGGCTGCCGGTGTTAGCACACAATTGTTGTGGTCGGTACCGCTTCGGTAGTTCCAGCCGATTGCTTTGGGTTCACATTTCGACTCGCGCCACATATAAAAACTGAATTCTTTAACGGGCAGTCCGTGCTTGCGGATCATTGCCTCGTATTCGGGGCAGGACTTGGGTTTGGTGCTGTCTGCGTGGCTTACAGCGGGGTTTGAGAGGGTTATAAGGACAGTGGTTGAGATGAGGATGCGTTTGAGCATGGTTTTCCTTTCGTCATGGGACAGGTCAAGTAAGGGGCATAGTCCTCCTAAGGGGTATTGTTAAACGGATCAGGATAGTTTAGCCCGAACTGTGGCAGACCAAAAGATCGGGTCATCCCAATCATTGAAAGAGTTGAGTTGATCCTGTCTAACCCATGCTGTGTCAGGGGATTTTATTTCCCCGATTTCTAAACCAGCAGCTAAATCAATCCAGCCTCGTAACAAAACTTTGTTCTCTTTGACAATGGCAAGGATGTACTTGGCAGGTTTATCTTTCGGATGAAGAAACAAATGACCGGTCATGTGTTCAGTCGAACGGATCTGGTATGTACCAACGTCGCCTTCAAGGTCGGAAAGTTTTTGGTTGGTCGCTGGTTGCCAATGCAAGTTAAACGCTTTGGCTACCGCATACTCAGCGATCATGCCGATGATGTCTATCTGCCAAAAGTTCTTGCGTTCATCTGACCCGTAGAACTGTGGCCGTTGTTTCTGTATTGATGCGATACGCCTTTGACATCCAGCCATAGCTGCATGGGCAAGTTCGTACTCATCAAGAACGATCGTTATCTGCACCCAACTTCTCCCCTATGAATATCCCACAGAAAAACACTGCAAGAAGTTGAATCATTTGGATAATTAAATCAGCCATTAGTAGTTCGCTTCCTTCAATAGTTCAACCAGTAAGCCGAACGGCATGATTGCGTACCAATCGCCAGGGTAAGTAGTGCCACGCTTCTTAGCGACAACCGTGCCGGTCATAGCCTCAGCGTTAGCGATCTCGACTTTCAACTCGGCAACCCATCCAGCCAAGTCCAACTTGGCGTGGTTCTTTACTTCAAACACGATCGGCCCACACCCAGTGATGTCGCCCTTGTCGTAGTTGCCTGTCAATGCACGTCGTTCCGCATACGGAAACCCGTTCTCTTTCAGGTATTTAACTACCGCTGTTTCAGCAGCTGTTCCTTTTTGTTTTGATTTACTCATGCTTCGCATCCTTCATAAAAATCTGATCCCCATATTTCAAAGGGGTGGTATCCAAGTTTCACTGCCCAACGGTCAGCGTTGTACACATCCATGCCACTCTTGCGCCACTTAGAAAGAAGACTGTTTGCTACTGCACCAGTGCGACCGTCTAGTTGTAGTCGGAGAACTAAATGGTTAGCGTCCAACCTGACAACGCTTTTACGGTATGTTGCACGGTACAGTCGTGCGTCTTCAACGCAGATCTCGCATCGGCATTTATGTTTGAGATATGTCGAGCGACCGTGGTTCCACCGGTCAGACACCGAACCAATCTTTCTGTTTCGATTCCCACTGCTTGTAGTACTGCTTCATCCATTGTGGCTGCGGTTTCTTGTTGTCAAGCAGAGCGAAGGCATGGGCGAGAGCGTTAGAAATCTTGCGCCAATCTTCAGCCTCTTGCTGTGCCTGCTTGAGTCGGAACTGAAGAAGTTTTACCTTCTCCTCCATCTCATCAAGTTGATCTTCATACTTAGCCACGGTTAGCCAACTCTCGCTCTAACCGTGCCACCTCAGATTCCAACGCACGGATCTGGGCATGGGCTGCATCAAGTGCTTTTTGTGTCCGGTCATGGGCCGCATACGCATCAGTCAAACGAGTTTCTGTGCTGGGCTGACGGTAACGATTCGGGTTGTAGTTCCTCATCACTTCGCCAATTCTTCTTCGACAGCGGTACGCACCAGGTCACGGAACAACTGTGATCGCTTGACACCGCGCTGACGGCACAGCAAAGCAATCTGTTCCAACTGTGATGGTGTCACTCTGATACCAATGATGTGTGCTGAAGCCTCTGAAGCCTCAGGATCGACAGTTCTTTTGTTAGCCATCACTTACCGTCCTTGAATGATGCAAGTTCTTTGTATGCCTTACGCAATGCAGGGAGGTGGGATTCCATCCACTGCTGACCTTCAGGGATTTCGGCGTTAGCAGCTACAACCTTGGGGTCAATGCCCTTGTCAACGCAAGCCTTAGTGAACTGCTCTACCTGTTTAGGTGAGAGTGGTGTCAATGTGCGTGGCTTCTTCGCAGGAATGTGTGGTTCGTGGTCAGTCTTAGGGAACTGCTTCGGAATCTGCTGGGTCTTTGGAGCCGGTGCAGGTGCTGGGCGATCAACGTCGTCCCATTCCTGCTTAGTCCACAGGCTGAGGCAGATACCAAAACGCATAGCAGCATTGCGAAGGAAGTCAGACGCAAGTTCTTTCAACAAGTCAGGCTTGTTATGTGCGACCGATCCGATACCGAGGCGACGTACACCGTGGATGGTAAGCCAACCAGCCATGTGTGCCATGCCGTTCTCGACACGGTATGCGGGCAGGCCGTCAGTGCTGAACGCCACTGGTTCCCATGTCCACATCGGGTCAATCTCGATGATCATCTTGGTGACATCAGCGTGACCAACGAAGTCAAGCTGCATACCACCTTTCGGCAACTTGCCGATGATCTTCGGATCTGGTACTCCGTATTTGTTAAGGACTTCATCAAGTCCGATTGTTTTCTTTTCCATTATTTATCCCCTTTCAAGAGAAATGTGCGGGTTGATGACTGCTTAGTAAAAGTTGCAGCCAACTCAGGGTGTGCAAGTTTGAACGCTTTAGCGTCAAACGATTCACGGGTCTGTGCTTTCCATGTAGCCACTGTGGTGCCGTCAATGACAGCAGTGTCGCAGTCGCCGATCATGTCACAGATTTCTGCTTTCAACTGGTCTTCCATCTCTTTGTACGAAGCAAGTTCGCTACGCACATGACGGAGCCTGTCAAACAGTTCTTTGGATTCAGTGGGCAGTTCTTGAACACGGTTCACTGAACGCTGATAGCGGGTCTGAATGGTTTCATACGACCACTTGACACCGCTAGGGATCATGCCTAACTCGATAGCGTTAAGCCAGGTTTCGACAGCAGAAACATGCTCGGCAAACTCTGCCGGTGTGATCGTCTGCTTGTGCAGGTGAAGGATCATGGACGGATCAAAGATGGCCCACATGACTTCATTGGTGTCGGCACACAATGCCTGTTGGATTCCTTGGATGCGCCAGTAGTCAGGCAGTTCACCGTTCCAGTTACGGGTGGTGGTTTTGATCTCAAGGATCTTGCGGTCATCGCCGTCTTCCCAGTAGCCGTCAAGGGTGGACACCATACGCGCACCGTTCGGTGAGTCACACGCAAACATTTCTTCAGGTGTGATGTATGGGATACCAATCTTGTCCACTGCCCATTCAAGTACGAATGGTTCAAGACGGTTGCCTCGTTCCATCGCAGGGTTGGGTGGGATTGGTGATGGTGCGACATCACCGAGTAGTTCTGCTGCGTACTGCTCACGTCGCACGAATGGATGCAACCCGTAGATTGCAGCTACCGCTGATGCGGATACGCGCTTGTTGCCGTCTTCATCACGGAACCGGATGTTTAACCAATCTTGTCCGCCGTGTTCGGGCTTCTCAATACGGTAACGATGTAAAGCCATGTGGCTCCCCTTCTGTTGTAACTGTTAGACAGAAACATACAGGCAGGGTGTATCAAAGTCAAATAGAAATATCTGAAATTGTTTTCATGGTGCGGATCATGCCGACAGGGATATGAAACGGGTTGATTCCTTCGCCTCCGTGGTATGACTGCCACACGGTGACATGATCTTTCTTGCCACCTGGTTCGTCAGCCGGTACAAGGAACCCAACTGTTTCGACAATGACTTCTCCATCGTCTTCGTATGTCTCTAGTGTTTGCCATCCACTTTCACCTGTGTGGGCATCAGCCCAACAGACCAAGACAACGGGGTACTCATTCTTCTCCATCTGCTTCTCCTTCAACACGGCACGTCGGGCAATGACGACCTTCATTGATATCCCATCCGTAGTCACAGTTGGGGCAGGTAAGCCAGTTCTTCAGGGAGGTCATAGCCTCATAGTAGTAGAGGTTTTAGGCGGCCTTCATTGCCTTTATTTGCAAGGCT